CTGATGCGAAATACTCGCCGCCTTGTGCTGTTTCCCATTTACCTGCAGCTTGCGAATCTTCCCTGAGCCTTGTTTGAAATACCTCTTGATACTCTTGTGAGTCGATTAAAGTTTTAGCTTTACGCCCGAACCGAATAGCTAGTTCTCCGGTGTGGGTGGTTTGTATAATTTTTAGTTTTGGATTATTCCCGATCATCCAAGCTGGCAGCAGGGAACTGGCGAACTCGGACTTCGTATGCCTCGGTGGCATATTCACAATTAATCTTTTGATCTCACCGTTTGCCATTTGGTTAAATTTTTCTGCAATAATTTTATGGTGGTAGCCTTCAATAAAATCTGGCCACATATGTTTTACAAACGATAAAAAGTCTGATTTAATTTTGTCTATCTTTTTCTTCTCTTGTAACTGTAAGAAGGTTTTCATAAACTCCTTACGAACGTCTGGTGGTAATTTCTTTATCTTTTCTAGATCTATTTTCATTTCAAAAAAATTTTCTGCAAAATTTTTACAGGTTAATTTTGGAACCCATAATGAATTTACAGGCTATGTATCTCTAAATCAAGCAATATAGTGTGTGTTTTGGGACCCCTTTTGTCTATATACAAATTAATATTATAAATAAAAAACTATTTTAGAAATGTATTGGGACCCCTAGGCCCCCGCAGGGGGCCTAGGGTTTAGCGTTAGTCTAATAAAGTCATATATGCTTTAGGATTTAACCTACTAAATTTATCTAAATCTTTTTGCATTTTATTCCAGTCGCCTGTTTGCTCTGCCTGTTTTACACTGTCGTGTAATACTGCTTCTTCATCTGTTAACATTTCTGATTGTCCAGAAAATGGGTTAACTCTTTTTATTTTTCGTTCCGCCATCTTTCGTCCTTTCGTAGTTTCCTGTTTAACGCTTCTAACTTCTGGTCGTAGTGTGCTACCATTGCTGTGCTTACTATCCATAACAATGCACCTGCTCCACATATCACCAGTCCTATTATCATTAATGTATTCATAGTCCTATATTATCCCATTATAGATTATATGTCAAGGCCATAAATAATACCACGCAAATACTATTGCGACTGTGCCCATTAATATATAATCAAACATCTCTACACTCATTGCACTGTATATTCCGACATTTTAATCGGTCTGTTTGCTCGTCTGTATCCTTGCTGTGATACATCATAGTAAATTATATAACTATCTTCAAACTTACACTTGTTATCCCATTTAAAGTCTCGCGTTATAAACTTCGCATACTTTTTTGCATAATAACTAATTATACCTCTTGTCCCTAGTTTAATCATTTCTGCCTTTCTGTTACTTGGTATCCTATTTATAGTAGGATACCAAGTCAAGTATTAATTACTTTGTATTTGTTTTATTTTGGAAGTATCCACAACCCACGCAATACCAATCTTCTTGGTTGTAGCATCAAGAGACTTGATTAACTCTTCAGGCGTTCCGCTTTCCATAACTTGATCTATTGCTCTTGTCTTCAGGTCTTCAAGTTGTTTAAGCTTCAAGCCTTCAGGTCTTCTTCTTATTTCACGATCAACAAGTTCTCGCGCCCAGTCCTTCAGTTGCTCTTCGCAATCTGAAAGTGATAGTCTTTCCGCGTGTGTATCAAAACGATAAGAATTAAATTCTCTTTTCGTATTCTCGTTTTGTTGCGACTTCTTCTTGAAGAAGGTTCGGGCTTTGTCCCTTACTTTTTCTAAATGAGCTTCCGCCTTTCTGAACTCGTTGAGTATTTTGTCAGCGCCCATTTTCTTGGCTAACTTACCGACTATCTTCTCGGTTGCTTCAGCTCTATATTGTTTTACCAACAGTTCCTGTTCTTCAATTAAAGGGTTGAAGTTTCTTCGCACCTTAGACTTGAAGTGGTCTAGTTGATATTTTGTCATTGTTTTTGCCATATATACCTTTCTGTTAATAATAGGATTATCCTATTGACAAATGATTGTCAAGTGTATATATATTAAATTAGGACTACAGGGATAGAAATCCTGTAGTCCTTTCGGGTCAAGTGAGAGGGTGTACTAATTCCGGACAGCCTCACTTGGCCAAACTTGAGCCCTGATCCCGTCAGCTGATAAGGTAAAACGCGGGATCTGGGGTCAAGTAAGCTGGAGCAGGCTCCGTTAAATAACGCGGCTGGCTTCTTGGCCAAGCTTCAAGCAACAAGCTTCAAGCAACAAGCTTGACAATTGAGTGAATAGGATTATAAAGGAGATATGAAAGTTAGAGATGCACTACAGATTACAGGAAGCTTGAGTAAACCTTCCAAGATGCCAGGATGGGCCTACGGTCTACCAGCTAAAGAATGCAAAACAGGCGGCAAGTTACAAAAAGTTCCAGGCTCTGTCTGTTACGATTGTTATGCCCTGAAGGGCTGCTATGTTTTTAAAGTTGTGCAGCAAGCACAATACAAACGTTTAGAAGCCATCCAAAACCCATTATGGACAGGGGCTATGGCTATTATAATTAATTCTAAGAAATCAAAATTTTTCAGGTGGCACGATTCCGGCGATGTGCAGGACGAAGCTCACCTGATGAAGATCTTCGCCGTGTGTAAACTCACACCTTCTGTGAAGCATTGGATGCCGACGCGCGAGGCGTGGGTGAAAGCCTTCCTCGTGATGAAGCCTGATAATCTTGTAATAAGATTTTCAGCTCCGATGATTGATCAGCCGGCCCCTGCGAGCTGGCCGCATACTTCAACTGTTGTAAAAACTGGTCCATCTTGTCCAGCCCCTCAACAGGGAAACGAATGCGGAGATTGTAGGGCCTGCTGGGATCCTGCCGTTAAGAATGTAGCCTATGGCCAACACTAAAAAATTTGTGGCCGATAATTTTTCTGTCGATGTTTCTGGACTCAAGCAGCAAGCCACAAGCCGCAAGCGTCAAGCCCCGAGCGACAAGAGCCTCAAGCGACAAGCTTCAAGCCCCAAGCAACAAGCATCAAGCTCCAAGCCACGAGCAGCAAGCTCCAAGATTCTTTTACCCTCATAAAGTTTTATGTCACCGGAAGCAAGGGACTTGGCTAAGATGAAACTATTCTTTGGATGTCTAATATGCCAGGCTATTTGGTGTGCTGAGAAGGACAATTTTTTACTTCTACTTACTTTAAACTCAAGTGTAAAATAAAACTGGTTTTTGTTGTAACACAAAGCATCTGGCGTACCTAAACTGCTAGTATTTTCTATTCTTGTATAGATTATTTCTGGTGTGTTTTTCTTAAAATAATTGTAAAATTTTGCCTCTGGTCCCATAAGATATTCAGAGTAAGATGGGACTACAACTTCTTCTTAACTTTACCCATTCTCCAACTCTCTGTCGTCGATAACTCTAGCACAATTCTATGCGTCTCACGAGAACCAAGTATATTATTTTCCATCAGACTCATCGATATAATATCAAAATATCCATCGGGTGAATGGAACTCGCCTTGTGGTAACTTAACTTGTACTCTAGCATTCTGACAGGTTGGACTTTTTAAGAACTTCTCTAACTGCTCTGCCATTATCTTTCCGCTGATCATATTGACTTTTACTTAATCTTACTCTAAATGTCAAATATGGGAGTACCAAAAAGATTGACAGAAATGCAGCAAAAGTTTGCCCAATTATTGGTGACAAACGAAGGTAGAAAGACACCTACAGAATGTGCAATAGAGGCTGGCTATGACAAGGACACAGCATACGTTAGAGCATCTGAACTACGTAACCCAAAGAAGTATCCATTGGTTGTTAAATATATTGGTGAGATCAGAGAAGAATATCAAAAGAAGTACGACGTAGACTACGGGAAACACATAACAGAACTTGGCAAGATACGACAGCAAGCGTTAGCCAAAGGTGCTTGGTCTGCTGCTGTAAATGCAGAAGTAGCTAGAGGTAAGGCTGCTGGATTATATATTGAGCAAAAAATTATTCGTACAGGTAAGCTCGAAGATCTAACGTCTGAAGAACTAGAGAGTCGAATGAAGACAATAATTGACGAGTATTCTCCGATTCTTGAGGGTGTTGATGAAAAAGAATTAAAAGAACGAGTGCTGTCAAAACCAGAATCTCCAAAAGATTCATCATAGAGTTATCTTTTCCATCTTCTTAATAATAGATCTAGGAAAACAATTTCTATCAGAGAACACAGCAGCTTCAGTATCATAACTTGAGAATGTCCAAACATACTTACTATTTTTATCAAAGATGTAGGCTTGAGATACCATTGTAGCTGGTAGTAACTTTCTCATCTCGTCCACTTCTGCGTGCCCGCTGTCGCCGCACGGATCGACCCAAACAATCTTATAGAAGTAATATTTTTTATTACCTATGGTTGCATATTTATATTTAGATTTCTTCCTGGTTCTGGGCATATATGTTTTTAAAATATTTTTTATCAAAAATCCAATCCTAACCTTCCGCGCGGCCCCTATCAAAAGGTCACCTCGTCACCTGGTCACCTCTAAATTAAAAGTACACTTTTACAAATTTTAACTTTTTAAAAACATATAGACGGGGTGACTTTGGCGTAAAACCTAGCTTTTTGCGGGTCCCCGGTCACCTGAGCCCTGTCTCCTGTCCCTCGACACTGTGGCAGAAATAAGGCAATCTAGTCTTTTTTTGCCTTAATTGTCTCATTCTTGACAAGTTCTCGCCCTTTTTTGTTTCGGTATTTTATCTGTACCGTGACGCCTGGGGCCAGTTTCGTCTGCAAAGAACTTAACATCTTCTTGTAGCTCATCGCCTCAATCTTGTCAGATTGTCCGTCGGGTTTAGTTATCTCGTACGTGTATCTCATTGTAATATCTATCTAATCGTTCTAAAAATTTATACATACAGTTTTTAAAATCTTTACCTTTTATTTGAAACTTTTGAAAGTAGTTATCGGGTGTACACATTAAAATAACACCTTGCCTGATCCCTGTATCATAGATCTGGTTATGTGCCATCGCGTACGCTGCCAACTGTAAGAAATAATCTTCGATCCATTCTTTACGCTTTGGCTTGTTCGATTGTTTAAAGTCCACAATACTCTCTTCATAATCATACACACCAACGAGATCTGTAGCGCCCGCATAAAGGCCTGGATACCATAACGTAACCTCGGAGCCCCATACCTCTTGTAAATCGCCTAAACCTTTGTCTATGACGGTCTGAGCCATACTTTTAGCGGTCTTACCCTCTGGTGTTAGGTCCAAATGTCCTTGACCCAAAATGAACTTCTCTAAATGTAAATGCATATTAGAACCTCTGGACGCTGATTGTTCCTTGATTCTATCTGCCTCAATCTTGCCTTTTTTTGCTCGCCATTCAGCTAACTTTCGTTTCTTTTCTTCGGACTGGGTGGCTTGTAAAATGGTTGTAACACTTGGTAACTTTTCTTTACCTACATCATAGGTTCGGATACCATCTGTTGTACTACGACTCGAAGGCGGGTAGTGATAAAGTTTATTCCACTTCATTTACGCTTTCGGTGTCGGCCCATATACCAGTCGCCTGGTTCATAGTCCCATCGTTTACCGTGATGACCTCTTATATCCGCGTACCACATTCTAAGTCTTACAATTATCTTTCTCCAACTCATATACTTCTATCGGTTAGTCTTTCCATTTCTTCATAAACTTTCATTATATTTAACACGTCTGCTGGAGTTACAGCATTTTTTCTTTTATTGCAACCTGCACAGCAAAATACAATATTACCTTTCTCATATGGACGCAAAGGGTTTAGTCGATCAATAGACATATTCGTATTGATATGTTCTCTTTGAATTTTTTTAGGCAGCTTCATTCTTTTTTGTGCACGAGTTTTTTCTCTGGCAGAAATAAAAGTCATTGGCTGCTCACAATACATACAAAGTTTGCCGTCTGTGTCAGGATATTTCTCTTTCATAAAAATAATCTGGTTCATATACAGTTGAAAATACTGTTGCTTATCAACGATACACTGTCTATAGGTGTGGGGGCGTCTCTTTCGATACGAGGGCTTTGCAAAGTGATTCCACAATACATTCAAATGTTTACGATCTAGAGGGAGTTTGGATGGCATTATTAACAGTCGTCGTTTGGCTCCCTGTATCCTGTCCCTTTATCCCTGTTACCCCAACGTTTTCTCCAGGCATAAGAATTCATCTTACTACCGATGGTTTCCATCCAAGACAAAGGTTTATCAATCATCCTCTTTAGAATCATTCTAAGTTTGGTAATTGCATCTGGTATGGTAGTCATAAGTCTCCGCTGTTTCTAAACTGATCTTTAGCATAAAACGCAACTTCTTTCTCTAGCCTTTTTATTTCTTGTCTAAGCTCTAGTATCTCACGTTCTATCTTTTCGTTATGTTGAT